ACATGACCAATTTTAAAAAACAAGCCTACCTTTCGTCGCTGCAGGCCGAGCTACTAGCAATTTCTATCGAAGTAACCGGCATGGTGTCGTTTAATGAAGAAAGGGCCGCTAATGGCATGGCTCAAGGTTACGATGAGCAAGATTTTCACAACAAGGCCAATGAAGTTAGGCGAATAAAAAGCTTGATGGAAGTTCAAAGCAGGGAAAATACTGGAGATTAAAATAATAAAAATAGTAGTATCCAAGGCATGCCCCCTAAACTTGCCTTTTTAAGCGCACTCTTCGCCTAGAGAGTGCGATTTTTTATTCTGGGCTGGTCATCTGGTCGATAAAATCAATCCAGCGTCCGCGCTCTTCAGTGAAATAGTAGCCGTGATTGGGCCTAAACCAGCCGCTCGAAAAATAAGCCTCAATGTTTTTAAAACGTCGGTCACGCGCGCGCTCTGGTGTCCGCGTAAAACCAAGGAGCCCCAACCGGCCAAATGAATGAAAAGGAAGCATCGCCCCCAGCTTTAGGGCGTTGTCCCTCGGATTATAAATTACATAACATTTTTTTAGGCATCCATCGGGATAACTCATTTTATCGCTAGTTGCCGCTGCCGAAAACATGAAAACTTTATCAAAACGAACTCCGTCTTTAGGGTTTTCCTTCCAAGAATATTGAATGGCGGCCTGGACAATGTTTCCGCCGTTTGAATGCGCGATAATATGGTCGCCATCGTTAACAAAATTGGCTAATCTAAGCCCATCATTTCGCCTCAGCCAAGGCAAATAGTAAGAAATAGCCCACCTACTCGGATAGGCAAAAAGTCTTACATTAAAGCCAACTCTTCTCAACTCATGGGCAAATAAACCCCAATTTTTGACGTTATCATGAATTCCATGGACTAGGACAATATCTCTATTTTGCATAAAAAACCTGGTACCACTTGCGCGCTTTCTTAATTTTTATTCCGTTACGCCAATCTTGGCACTTAACAATCATGGTGTTATAGGCGCGAATGTCTGAACGCTTCATTTTCAATTCATCATATTTTTCAACAACAAGTTTAAGCCTTTTTAGATAATCGGCGCATATACCCAAGTTTGCCGGAAGCCATGAAGTTACATTTGAGCCTTTTTGACGATTTGCGCTAGGATGAACGGCCCATAAATTATCTGGGTCATTTGCTATTTCCCGCCGTCTATCACGCGACATACATTTTCCACCGCGCTTATGAACCCAAGCAAGAGAAGCAAGGTGGTCTATGTCTGGGGTAACTTCGCTTATCCGGTAATTTTTCCCAGTAAAAGGGTCATACCATAAACCGGCAACAACGCGGCCAGAAATAACTTTTAGATCGGCAACAACCGCCGAAGCTATTATTTCCTGTCGAATATCAGCGTAATTCTCACTTGGGCCCCAATGGGGGTATAAATTGCGCTTGTATTCTGTCAAGCATTTGGCGTTAACCGTTATCGGTAAAGAGCTAAAAGCAAGGATAAAGACAATTTTTTTTATCAAGTTATTAGTCCAGCAATTACCGGTATTGCCGCCTTCATGAACTTGGCGGCTACTTTTACCGCCTCAGCTCTATTATTTTTAGCCAGCAATGCGTCTAATTCGCCAGAAAACCTATTATAATTGGTTACGAATTGAGATGTTGCTATTATCCCCTCCGAGCCCATAGCGGCGGATTTAGGCTGAATTATCGATATAGCCCTGTCTACAGATGATCTAACATCTAAAACCGTTGATAGAAATTCATCAGCATTAACCAGCATCGTACTTGCTGACCCACCGCGCGATAAAGCCAGAACTTGCATGTAAAATTTTTCAACATTGTCGCGCTCTTGCTCTAGTGTGCTTTGCTCTTCCTCACTAAAAGCGTCGGAATTTTCGACCAGATGTTGCTTCAAGTTTAAATAGCCATCACGCAAAGCCAAAGCGCTGCTGATTGTCTGAGCACGATCTAAAGCAACTTTTCCAAAGTTTTGCAATGATTCTGGTAAATGGGCGCATCCAGAAAAAAAACTGATGGAAATTGCAATAATTAAACTTCTAACTGTCTTCTTCATGTTCATAATCTCCACCGATTTGCTCGGCCAATTCTGACTCTAGTCTGTTAATGGGTTGTAATTCTGGTGCCGGTTCGTCTAAGACCGGCTTACGCGCGCTGTTCAGGTCTGCCTCATTTCTGAAATAGTGGACAGCCAACGAAGAAACCACCTGCGCCGCTCCTAGAGGAACGCCAAACTTTGATAAAAGCATAGTAACCGTTGCGGGATCAAACTGCCATCCAACAAGACCAGCTAGCGGAATGACTGAGGCTGCATAGCCGCTCAACTTTGTTCTAAAGGTTTTAAACATGGTTATTTAACCCCCTTTTTGTTTTTTTCGTAATACTCGCTTACCGCTGATTGATCGCGCGCGCGCTGAATCAAATCATTGTGCATCTTCACTATTTCTGCATTCCTAGCACGGAGCAATTTGTTTTCTTTGGTTAAACTTTTAACCGTTTCGGCAGTTGCCTTAAAAAGTGAAACAACATCCGAATTTTTAGCTTTGTCGCTTAAATTAAAGGCTTTACGCAATGATTTATCTGCTGTGTGTTTAAGCTCTTCAAAGCGAACTGGAACCGGAACCTCAACCCTAACTTCAACTTTTTCGCCTTCTATAATCACGGGCTCCGGTGCTGGCGGGGCTGGCAACTTTTCAGGCTGAGCCGTCATATTCCCCACTCCCAAACCGGCCACAACGAGAGCCGTTGCCGCTATTGTGCTTTGTTTTTTAGCTCGCATCGGCACCACTCCCACCGCCAGTATCACTACCTGAGCCCGTCCCGCCGTCGTCGGCTGGTGGTTCTTCCTCAGCCGTTAAAGCTAAAACCAAATCCGTAACCGCAGAATTTTGCTCAGTAACCGCAATTGCTAAATTTGCCAAAGCCGTGGTTTGATCTTCTCGCGCGCTTATGGCTTCAATTAAAACAGCGTTTTCGGCTGCTTCTCGTTCATTTTGAAGCCTGGCGATATCCACCCGAGTCTCATTATTGCTTTCACTTATTTCATAATTAACAAGTGATGTTATTCCTGCAGAGATTATTTGACCACCGGCTAAAATCATCGCCGACTCAGTTTGAGCGACATATTCGCCGCCATGTTGCGGCTTCTCTACACCATGGCAATCACCAGCAGAAAATTCCAGCTCAACCGGTTCAGTTGCCCCCTCTGGCTTAAAGCTGGCTTTATGCTTGTTGTATTTAAAGCAATCGGTTTGATTGGCCAAATAGCCGCCGTAGTTTTTAGCGTAATTTAACTCAGCCTGGTTAGCTCGGCCACTTAAGCAAGCACTCAGAAAAAAAGAAATACTCAGGATTGCCACTAATTTAAAATAATAATTTTTCATGCTTTTACCTCTGGCGAACGCCACTTTTTTGAGCGAACATCGAAATGAACGCGATTTGAATACAAAGAAAGGCCGAACCGGTTAGGGTGCTTCCTGTCTAAATATTCGTAAACATCTCTCGACTTTACACGAACTTTTTTACCTCGTGCAATGAAATATAGGTGAAAATCCGCAGCCATCCCTTTCAAATGCATTGATTTTTTACTTGCCTTCGGTGTTTTTGCGTTAACCTCTGGTGACCGGTAGGCGCTAGTTATTGAAATATAGACGCGCCTTTTAAGTATTCTTGAAAATGCATCACAACAATCTTGTAAAGCCAACACAAGGTCATAATCAACTGCAATTGCTTGGCCATCAGAGCAGTCAAATTCATCTCTAGAGAGGTTTTTAGTTAAATCGCCCATTTCACAGCCTCTTTTTAAAGGCCTCAATATCACGCCGCAGCATTTCTATATCCTTAGAATTATTAGCAGTGTCAAGTCTCAATTGTATTTGCTGATTAGTAAGTAATTTTATACTTTTTGCGTTTACGGCATCTACTATGTCATGACGCGCATCGCTCGCGATTGACTTCTCAATAGCCGCCGTGAAAGCTTGTAAATGTGTTGCTAGCGCGTTTTTGTTTTCAAGTGAAATTACAACAAGCATCCACATTCCAGCTGCCAGCGAGGTTATTAAAAACATCACCAAAGGGCCGAGCAACTTTTGTTTGAACCAATCCATCATTTTTTAACTCTCAATTTTTCAACTACTGTTTTATAAAAATCATTGGGGCTGTAATCAATTTTTATAAAAAACAGCACCATTAACAAAATTGCGACTATCAGAGAGAGTAGTATTAAGCCGTTTTGAACTTCCACTAAACGCCCCCCCAAGGATTAACAAGTTTTGCAGCGAGAGCAAAATAAACGAGGACATTACCCACGCGAGCTCCCAGCTAATTAGACCCATTATGGCCCAAAGACCGAACAACATTCTAATTAAATAAACATAGGCCACTGCATAATTTACCTCATTTTTCGATTGATTTAAAAGAACAAGCTTTTTTCCTTTAACCTCAATGAAGCAAATCGCTGCGCAAAAAATCATCATATGGTAATGCAAATAGGCTGCATTAGCTGAACTTAGCAAAAGCGCAGAACAAAGACTAAAAGCTAAGGCAATCGCGCAATGAATGTTTTTAACCGAAGCAATGCCAATAGTGAAAACGGTAAAGGCAATCATGAAAATTTCTAAATAATCATTGATAAGCATTAACTATCTCCTGGTTACGCCAAACTCTTTAAAATCTTCTGTTGTAAGCTTACGATAACCTAGTTTTTTAAATCGATTAGAAATCACGCGGTGAGATTCTTCAACTTGCTCAATTGCTGCTTTTGCTAAAGCAATGTCGCGGCGCAAAAAGCCTAAATCAACATTTTGAACGGCTTCTTTTTTTAAGTCTTTATTAGTATCAATGATTGCTTGCTTTAAGCAATTTTCGGCTTTCTCTATGTACTCCAAATACGAGCTTCGCGCTGCTGAAAGCATATAGCCGGTCATTATCTGGCTTTGTAATGGTTCACGTTTTTTCATTATCTTTCAAAGTATCCTATTTCATCCAAATCTATAGATATTGCTTTATTTAAAATTCGGTAAATCCCATCGCCGCTACTAGAAAATATTTCCCCGCCTATAAGTGGGCTTGTGTTTCTTGTTACGTAAGGAATGTTAAAAGATTGATCTTCAACAAAGCGAACTCTATTTAATGAGCTGGCAGCAAAAATATTATACCCATCGACTGTAATGGAAATGTTTCCGGCGGTTCCCGTAGTATCGCCACCAGAAGCTTTGATGACTGATATTTGAGCATTGTAAACCCCTCGTAATGGAACTGGATTGGACCCACTAACAAATCCACCAGCCGTGTCAACTAGTGCCTGATTAGCTCCTGAAACGGTAGCCTGTGAAACTAAACTATTAGGAGAACCCTCGCCTAAATAAAGAGTTCTATCAACTAGGCTTGTTGGGTATTCTGGATGAAAAACCCCAAGAAAAGCAAAATGTGTGATATTCGGAGGCATCTGGTCAACTATGTCGCCGGCCATCCCTTTTCTAGTATATTGTTGGCCAGTAATGTACACAGTACTTGTGTCTGCAGCCTGATTGTAAGCTAAATAAACATGAGAAAAACCATCATTATTACTGCGCCTGCCTCCGTTTAAATCAGCCGAAATCATGTCAAAATTTCCGTCAATATTTGCACCATAAAGAATATCAAGAGGATTAGAAACACCAACTAAAACAACATTTCTTGCCAATATATTTACCTCCTCAAAATCGAAACCAGTACCAAAGGAGTTTCCTGTAAAAATATTGCTCATCCTGACGAATTGAGGGCTTTTATTTAATCCTGTCAATATTGCAGAAGAATTCTGCAACTCAGTTAGATTTTCAGCAACAGTATTGATGTTTGCTTCGTTAGAGGCGGCAGCATTAATATTCGCTTCATTAGCCAATACAGCATTGACAGAAGTGGCTGTCAGAGCATCCCGAAGACGTCCGATAAGTGCTAATTTGCTCATTCTGTCACCGTTATAATTAAGTCTCCTGCAGAGCCAGCTCTAAGAGCATAAAAACCTGATGTTAAGACTTGATAATTATTATCATTGTTGAAAGGGATTGCGGGAGTTAAAGCCGCGTAGTCATCATCTCCGGTCTGCACTCTTCGCAAGGTAAGTAAATCTAGCGAAAAAGGATTAGAGCCATTGTTGACATTACTAACAACAATCATCCCTGTTTCTTTTATTTCAAAATCTACTATTTCAGACGCCGCAACAGCCCCATTTCTAATTTCTCTGGTGGTTGGCATTTTTTATCCCTCTTGGTTGAAAATTGACTGTCTAAATAGGCTCACTTTTTTAATAATTTCACCTATATTTTTAGCATCTAATTTTATTTCTTTGCCATTAACAAAGATGAAAATGGTGGATTTGAAAAACTCATTCAAAATGGAATTTTGAACATCTAAAAGGCCCGCCACGTCTTTTCTAGTGCTTTCTATCACGCTTAGATTTAACCTGGTCTATTTTTTTTCCATCAAGTTTTTCAACAAATTTATCATAGACCGATTTTTTTACTTTTTCACAGCCTTCTGGAACCTCACCGGCTGCCATTGAATAATGAGACCCATCTTTTTTGTTAATAAAATATTGCATAATTCACCTATAGCACAAAGCCAACTAACCTCATTCTAAGATACGCCGTATCTAAACCGTTAAAACCATCCCACCGCGCACGTGCGCGGTAAGGGAGCGTTGTTCCATTTATTTTTACCATGGGATAACTGGTGCTGTCATTATCATTCCCACCAAGATTTGTATCAACATATGAAACCACATTTGCTGCGGTTGCCGGTGAGAAAGAGTTAGCACTAGAGAGCGCGCCTCCTGCCTGAATCCAAACGAATCCGCCATCTATATTTTGCCCGACTCTTAGTTGGTCGCCGCTGATGCTGGTTGCCGCTTGTAAAATAACGCCCTGCGCGCCAGCCGGAACCGTAACACCACTAATTAAGTTTAAGTTCAGGTTTACGTTTCCAGAATCATAATTGGCAGTTGCAGGCTGAGCAACATTCAAAATGTCAGCCGGTGTATTTAACATACTAATACCAACGTCCGGCAGATTTACAGTCCAATTACGCCCATTGCTTAAAGAAAATGTCAGCTGATTATTCGCTGTGGTGACATTAACGGCGCCATTGGCCTTACCGTTTATAGCATTTAGAAATGTGTTCGTATCGGTATTCTCTGGCAATAATGCCAATATTGCATCTCTCAGCTGTGTGTGACTAGCATTTGATGGAGCAAGCCCACCGGCCTTTATAACCTCAACGATTTCTTTTTGTATACACCAGAACATTCCATTAAAAAGGTTTAAATCTGCATCACCACAACCAAAACCATTAGCCTTTTCTAACACAGTTGGAAAGCGCCTCTGATCATTTTCATTAGCAAATGGTGGATTAAAATCAGCCATGATTATTTTCTCTTTTAGGTGGTTATGTTAATAGTTGCGCTTGGGGCTCGTGGTAAAACCCGCTCAAAGACCTGTAAGAATGAGGACTCATAATTGGTTAGCACTCGCCCAGTAACAACGTTAATTTCTGTATTAGTTTGAGTATAATTGGCATTTGCGCCAAAAAGTATGCGTAAACAAAATAAAAATGACCTGTAATCATTTTTACCAAGCAGCTGATACCGGCGAACATATAAGAATCGCCGGTATAAATCATCGTCATTTATGCAAACCTCAAATGACGAAACGCCAGGACAAGATGACCACGTTGCACCCCTACAAAAGCCCTGAATATTAAACGGTGATGAAACCCCATCACACTTGAAGCCAAAAACCGGTATTGAAGATGTTACATTGTGGCAGCGAGGAAAACCAAGCCATTTCCCTATTATTGTAAGCTGCTCGCCAACTGCGGTGTCTAAATTGAACTTGCTTGGAATTTCACGAATTGCCTCTTTTACATCTTCGACCTGTCGCAAATAAACCGAAATAATTCCTAAAAAGTTTGGACTCTCTCTGTACTGTGTGAGAACACGGTCAAGAATATCTTGGATAGGGTCAACTTGTTCAACTTCTGTTTTGCTATCTTCACTAACGACAATGGTGAAAATACCATCTTCAAGGAATTCAATAGCATAGTTACCCTTCGTTAAAACCGCATTATTTAAGTCATTCGTTAAATCAAGAGCCGGAGCAAGCGGTATAAAATCCTCATCTGGAACAGTCTGCAAGGATTCAGATTCATCAAGTCCGCGATTTAGCACTAACACCCTAATCGTGAAAGGGTCGCTATTTAGTGCTTGCCTTGCCGCAAATATTGAGCCTAAGTCATCAAGACTGAACTTGATCAAGCGTCCGGCGATTGCCGTTCCATTAAATTCAACTCGAAAAGACATTAGACAAAATTAGCCGTGACATTTTCAATTTTTATTCTTGGAATTGCTGAGAACCCTATTCCTAGAGTTTCATTTAGAGCTCGGGTCGAACCGTTAACAACTCCGGCGGTGAATGACATCAGCTGAATGCCAGGAAACTTGCACTCAATAACATTGCGCAAATTAAATGAGTTTACGTCCTTTCCATTTACGTTACTTGCGTCCCATTCTTCAACAAAACCAGAAATTATTCTGCTTATGTCTGGCTGGAAACGGTCAAACGAATCATCATTTAGCCTTATCTGCAAATCCACTCTTATTTGCGCCTCAGAAACCCTCAGGATATTAAAACTTTGTGAGGCGGTCGAAGCTGTTGTGGTTGAAACCTCAGTGTTTCCATAGGTAAGACCGCCAATTGGCAGCACTAAAAAAAGTCTGTCGGCTATCGCGGAATCATCGCCACCAATAACAGCAACAACCAATTCGCCAGGCTTTGGTCCAAAAGGCGTCAATTGGCCATCATCGTTAATGAAGGTTTTAAGGTAGGTAATGCCCTCAATTGGCAATAAAGATTGTTTATTTGCTTTCTCAAATCAATATTTGACATTCCATTTCGTCGTAAAAGCCTAAGCTTTGCAATCGACTCGAGCCTTCTATCCTCGGCTTGGTCTGGATCAAATGATTGATAAACATCTTCGGCAATCTCCCATAATTCATTGACTGAATAGGCATACAAGCCATTTTGCTGACCCTGTGGAGATTCTGAAGTTTGTATAAGGCCTTCACCAAAAATGCGAATTGCATCCGCCTCTATCTCTTGGAGAATCACTTGAAGCGGTTTACGCGCAAATCCGTTAGGCTGAGTGCCATATTCACTCATAATTGAGCCTCTTTATCATAAATTGTTTGGACAACAATTCCGCTAGATTTTAGATTTCTAATTGTTCTACCGAAATTAACCGAAAAGGAAACTATTTCAGTCACCCCATCAGTTTTTTGTATTGTCGATTTTATAATTGCCTCTGATAGCGTACTGTCAAAAGCTTGAGCAAATATATCAGAAAGCCAGGGGACGCCAACATTAGAATTTAAAAACCATTCGCCCTCAAATGTCATTATTCTTTGTTTTGCATGTTGTGCCACCGCTTCGGCATCATGAGTCATGGCCAAATTGCCGGTTTCATCCAGAAAAATATCCTGAATGCCGTGCTCATTATCTTTTAGTGAAATTCCTATGTGATTCATGTTAAACCGTTATTTTTGATGCTGTCAGCTGCGCCGCCGCCGCTGCATACACTGCCTTATTTGTCAAAGTTGACTCCGCATTTAAGGCTGTTAGAACCGATATAAGTATTTCTAGAAGTTCACCACCAGTCATTTCAACTGCAATTTGGCCGGCAACGTTTGCCCTAAAACCAAAAACACCTTCATCATTAAAGCGCCAGTGTGAATTATCTGGATCAAAGCCAGGTATCGGGTTAATTTCAACCGGCTCCCCTCCTGCTGGATATGCCTCCATATCAGAAAGAGAAAAGCTTCGCGCATCGATAGACTCAAAATTGTCTTCTGTGTGGAATTTTTCAGTATTCCTCATTATTGGCCTAAGGTGAACGCGATCACCAGGCTCCAATGGGTAGGTCATCCCACCATGGAAACAACGGTCAAACCTAACAGGAACCTCCTCCAATGGCGGTAATTCTATAGTCACTCCATCGTGCTTGGGCCTATAAAGCGGTTGAATAACCGCTTTTTGCGTTGCCGGATCAAAAGCCACCACCTCGCCAGGCAATTCGCCCCACATAGACTCACGCTCGGATGTTGACTGCTGTGCAGTCGCTTCACCAGCGCGAGTATTGGTTTTTCCAGTGTATCCAACACCACTCATAAAACCCCCTCATCAATAACACCGCCTTTTTTAGATTCAGCGTGAATAGTCATATTAAACGGCCCTTTTTTATTGTCGCCGCGATAATCGCAACGCCCAACACGATATTCGCCGTTATCAGCGTTTAAATCAACTACCTCGCTTTCAACCATTATTAATCGATTAGGCCTTATTTCTGGATTTATAAGAGAATCAACGCGCAAACCATTATCAGTTATTTTAGGGTATCCAATCATTCCAGTTTTTTTGTTTACTGGTGTAATTAATGGCAAGTTAAAATCACGCGGTATGATTTCCATAACTTGATTTTGAATATTCCAATAAAAACCACGGCCTCGCCCAAGAATATTAGCCTCGCGTGCGGCTGGGCCGCAAATAGTGTATGGCCTAATAAAAGGCTCCATTGGTGGAAAAACCCACTCACCCTGTTTTACTCCATTTTTTGAAAATTCTGAAAATATGTCCAACATCACTTCTTCAGCAGTTGAGCCGGCTGGATAAGTTTTAGAAATAGTTGATTTTCTAATTGCCTTGTCACCATCCCCAGCGTTAACGCTTGTAATTATGTCAGACCCTTCACGAACATGTTCAAAATCCCTAACTTGGCCGGAAAAAATTACACCTGTATTATCTGGACCACCGTTGGGTATATATCCAGCCTCAATTTCAACATCGGTGAATTCATTTCCTATCGAATTTCTACTTGATTCATTCAGGTTATAAATTCTAATAGATGCATCGTTTGCTTTACCGCTAATGGATTTCTCAATATTAAAATCAACGTATATTTGACGGCTAGTGCTTGCCCCTTGATTAACATAGAGCTCACCGCCGGCGCCAAAAAACCTAACCCTTACTTTTCTAAGCCAAAGTTGCATCGAGCTCGCCTTGATCAACCTGATATATTTTAACAAGACCGTTAGCGAGATTGTCTCGCTCCGCTTCAAAGTCTTGGGGAGAAAAAGCAAAAATAACACCTATTCCAAAATTAAAAGGTTCAATTAAATTAACATTTCTGACAACCTTTCTACCAAAAAGAACGTAATCGCCATCAAGCGCCAAATCAAAAAACCAGCGATTTGCCACATGGTTAAACTGTATTCTAATAGTCACTCTTCGGCGCTCAATTACAGTTGAAAACTTTTGGCGTGCGGCCTCATTAACCTGAAATTCAATCATCCTAAAGCCCCAGTGATAATATTTACTGCGGCGGAAGTGCCAGCCGCAATAAGAATTGTAAGCGCATCGCCGCGCGCACTAACTGGCTGCGTCCTATCAAAAACAACAGGGTCAAGCGACGGACCGATTGTCGGAGGTAATTCAAACTGGTTAAATGCAAGCCCCCCAGCTTGGCCGCCAACTATTACGACCTCGCGCAAATAAACTGTAGCCTTTAAAATGTTTGATGTTTTTCTATCGCGCTCAGCATCAATATTTTGTATCAACATATTTGGATAGACAGCTAATCCAGTAATTACATTAAATGGCTCTCTAGCATCCTGAAGTTCAACAAGTTCAAGATACTTATCGGAAGCCTTTTGATTGGCGATCTCCATGGTAAGCTTTTTCGGCTCAATATAAGCATGATCGTTAACGCTTGAGCCATCCTCAATTGGATTTTCAGTAATATTGGAATCTGATCTATGACCCTCAAATAGAACACAATCGACGGCGACCGGCCCTATTGACCTTGGAACTAAAATTACGCTCATGGCTGGCTCGGTTCTATTTGTAATTGTGCGCGCTCAGGGTTAAGTCTGGCAATTGCCGAGGCAGTTGCTTCAGCGGCGGCACCTGGCGCATCGGTTGCTTGGGTAACATTTTGCTCAACATTTATATGATTTGTGGTCTGCTGTGAATTACTTTGACTATTGCTGATATTAGAATCATTCCTAAGCGCAGCAGAAACACCACCTGGCGATATTATTTCAATTTTCTTAGTCAAGTCATCAATTTTTTTAGAATTTTCTGAATCAATACTAGACTTGTTTTTTACAAAACCTAGTTTTTTGTTAATTTCATCGGGAGTTTGATTGATTCTATCAAGTGTGAATGGAACAGCGACCCCCTTTGAGTTTAAAGCCAACTTTTTTTGCTCTTCAGAAATAGCGGAGTCACGCAAAGCCTCAAAACCACCATTCTCTAAAATTCTTACGGCAATTCTGAAGTCTAATGTTCCTTCAGTCAGGCTAGATAAAAAACCTCCTTCAATGCCATTTTTTTCGTCAATAATCTTTTGCTCGGCTCTAAGCCTTTCTAGCTCGCGACCGTCTTTAAAGCTTTGATTCACGTTTTTTAGAATTGGAGTGAAAACGTTAGCACTGCTGGCGCCTAAGTTAGTTTTAAAAGCATCCCAATTATTAGAAAGCTCATCAATATCGGCTTGAGTATCCTGCATGACCATTTTCAAATCTCTAAACACACCACCCTTTAATTCAGAGTTATTTAAAGTCTCAACAAACTGTCTTAAATCCTCCTCACCATTAACAAGAGCAAGCATGCCTAATCTAAACTCTTGGTCAGTGAAAAGCTTCGAAAGCTTTGTTGTATCGCCCTTAATGGCTATATTGGTTAGCTTAATGAAGGCATCAATTAGGCTCTCGCCATTGGCACGCGCGGCATCAAGTCCAGCATCAAGATCAACACCAAATTTTTTAAAAGCATTTGTTGTTTGAGGGCTGTTTATCTTGCTTAAAATATTCTGCATTTGGGTGGCAGCGGCAGAAGATGACCCCGTTCTTTTTCTTATTGTTTGGAGCAATGCAATTAACTCCCTTAAACCATCAAGGCCGGTACCACCTATCGCTTGGAATCCGCTCGCAAGAGATGGCAAAAACTGTGCCATATCCTTTAACTCAAACTGTCCGGCCTTACCGCCTTCAACCATAATGTCAAAAGCTTCTTGCATGTCTTTGGACATGATATTTAAAGAACTTGACGTTTTCTCAGCTGTGTTTGAAATATCTTCGGTGTTAGCACCGGAGGCCTGAGAAGTTGCTAAAACAGACGGCAAAAAATCAAGTGCAGACTTCAAATCAAGGCCAGAAGCAGTGAGAGTATCAAGCGCAAGAACGGCTTGACTAATATCTGGAAAGCCCAAATCTATACTTATTTTTTGTATTTCAGGCAAGGCCTTGGATATTTCATCCCTGGTTGCGCCTGCGGTTATCCCTATCCTTGTTAATTGCCTTTCAAGGCTGGCAAACTGCACAAAAGAATCCTTAGCAAAGCGCGCACCCTGAACAACACCAAACCCCGTTGCAAGTCCGGCAATAGCAGCCCCCTGGTTTTTAATAAACTTCGCCGAGGCGCTCATTTGCTTATTCGTCTTTTTAATAGACTCGCGCTTTCGTCGTTCTTGTCGCTCTAATGCATCAGATGATTTTTTGGCAGCCGATGCAATGGTGGTGCCGTGCTTTTTTGCTTTACGCTCAAGCCTGTCCATTTCTTCACCAAACTTTTTGGCATTCTTGCCGTTCTCAAGTCGATACTCAAGAACAGCAACTAATTCCTCCACAATAACACTACTCATTGTCATTACTCCCAGCCAAGGCCATCGCAATACGTAAGTCTAAGGCCTCGTGCATATCAAGCAATTTCATTAGTGTTATCTTCTCACATTCTAAAAATGAACAAAGCGGCGGATTTGATATCGCTGGCCTGTATAAAAAATAGTTTAAATTGGGAGCTATCTGTTCTATTTCGAAACTTGAAAGACGTTCCGAATCAGAATTAGAGCTAAGGCTACTGGGCCACTCGCCTCGCTCCCTTTTGAAAAAGGGCCAAATTGTTCCTCAATAACAAAATCGAAAACTTTTTCTGCGCTTACTAAGTCACCAATAAACTCAGCCTCAAGGCTAACGTGCTCATATGGCCCAGACGGCCTTTTTATCATAGCTGTTTCGATAACTCTACGCTTAAAATCAACAAACGCATCCATTCCGAAATCCCTAATCATCGAAGAGACAGCAGCAAAGGCGGCAATATCAGCCGCAAATCCTCCGGTCCCGTCTTCATCTTCATATTGCCCTTTAATTATTGCTGGCAAATGCTGCGATCCAGTACCCGCCAAAAGAAGTATTTCAGCAAGTAGCTTGTAGGCCTCTGGGGCTGTAAGGGGCTCGACTTTATATGTTTCGCCGTTGATTTTACGCTCGGCCATATATTAACCCTCTCGCAAATTAGCGGCGCTAATCTTCCACTCTCGAACAGTTGCGTTTTTTCCTAATGAAACGGTTTTAGACTTCATTATGTAGCAATCAGAGGCAACCCCAGCCTCGCCACCGCCTAAATTAAAATAGGAAACCGGAAAAGAAACGGGAACGCCAGAGTCTTGGCGCTGTTTGCGGGCGGTCAATTGTGCATTAGTTGGGCTTCCTGGCTGAACTTTAATGGTTATAATTCCTGACCGGTCAGCAAATTGAGACCAAACGCTTGAACCGTCGGCACCAATTAAGTGGGCCCCTTCATCTTCTGAAGTTTCAATGGTTGCGGCATCATCGCCTTCCCACATTCCAACAACTGGAACCCCGTCAATAACGATGCCAGCAATGTTCATTGAGTGAACTGTATTAATAGTCATTTTTAGTTACCCTTAAAAAGTAATTGAGTAGTTTATTGTCGCATAGTGAACCGCGCCAGAATAACGAAAATCAACCTGAATTGCTGGCGCAATACGGCGCTTTCTTTGGCTTTCAGAAACATCAAAAACACTAGGAACAGAAATAATTACTGATGGCTCAAAATCACCGGTTTCCGGATTTAAGTCCTCGGCAATAAGTCCGGCCCGTCTAGCAATCGCCATCACTTCGCGCGGAGCGCTTGCTAAAATCTGCATGCCTTGGTCAGTAAATGGAATTCGATTATTGTTAAGAAATATTTCAAGTATGCGCTCTTCAGTTCGAAATTTAATCCAATCTGACGCGTGAATTTCATCAATAAACACATTTTGCGTTAAAGTTGAGCCTTCAGTGGTAAAGTTTTGCTGGCCTATGTCAATATAGGTATTAGCACAATGTCCGGCGGATTCATCTTGTCCACCAGCTGGAATAAAACCGGTAATCGCTTGAATGGCGGCTGAGCCAAGATTTACATTATTAATCCCCTGTAAACGCTTAAACTTACCAGTGTAAGCGCTATTAGCGTCATCAAAATTCTGGGTGCCAAGAAGAGCCGCAAAAGCAAAAGCCCCGTAAGTGTCCGCATCGGTGTGATAAAAAACGGCCGTTCTCTCAACGGTTCCCTTGTGCCGCGCAGAAACATTGGTTGTATCTGCTGGGTTTTGATGTAAATCATCGTTTGAATCAAGCATAAAGATTTTGTTCTTTGTCTCAGTCCATGAAATCAACCCATCAACACCAGGAACATCACGAATTTGTGATTCAACAGATAAGAAGTAAAAATTATCATCTATGTCAACAATTGCATCCATTGCACCAGAAAGCTCGGCGGCCGTAGGGGCGGCCGCATCTGTCGGACTATAAAAACCAGCCTTTATTTGCAATGGTCTAGGGTTTTGAGAAAAGGCAAAAATAGCCGCTTTATAAAATTCATCAGTAGCAGAAAAATCCGCCGCGACCTCATCAAGCGAACCATAAACCTTTGTTAAATTGTCAGCATCCAGGACGCCTGCAACAGCTTGTGAGGTAAGGAATAAAGGAACCCCAAAACCTCGGCTACTTGCAAAGCCTGTATTTTTTGAAACCGTTACATTAACGGTGCGTGAATATGGAAGAGTCATCAGTTGTCCTCTATTAGTTGTATTCTGTTTATTTCGGTTGTTGCTTCATCAATAACATCAATCACAAATCCGTCTTTAGTGTAAGCCCTAACAAATAATTTTGAAACCGCTCGCGGCTCCCAACGATTATTAATGAAATCTGGGACATGGGCAATCTTGCCAATGTCGAAAAGTGTTAAGCACCGGTTTATACCCTGGTGCGGGCCGCCGCCAATCCTCATAATTGTTCTAATTTTTCTGAATGGCTCGGTCGGCTCTATGCCATAAGAGTGAATAGAAAATTCCCACTCGGACTCTATTAACGGCTTAGCCAAAACTATATTTTTACCCTCGGTGTTTTGCATTCCAGTTGTTTCATAATCAACATCTAAATGGTGCTCTCTAACTTCTCTCAAGTTAGTGAAATTAACCATCATATAGGGTTTTTCTGGGCGGTCGCCGCCTTGGTGCGCCTTGATTGTTTTAAGCCCGCTAACCAACGCCACCCATTTAATGACATCCTCAAAAACTTCGTTATCGGTCATTTTCTAATAACCCCAGCGCCGCTCTAGTGTAATGACCCAAAGTAGATGGCCAAACATGCATAACCCTATATTTACAACTACCATCAACAATGATGTCATCGTTTCTTATTTCTCGCGTGGTGCTTAAAATAAACCTAGCTTCCTCGCGGATACCCTCCGGCATATCGCGCAAATCTTGGCCGCGTGCTGGCTGAACAGAGCCAGAAAAAGACTCGCTTTCCCGCTGGTCTGGAATGAAATTCCCACCCTCATCATAGCCACCTTGGCTGTCCCTTTCTATTGCAAGTGGACGGGAAAAATAATTTACGGCTAAATTAATCATATGTCACGTGGGTAACCGCACCCTCCATTTCGCCAGAGGCTATCAATGGGTTGCTTGATTTTTTTTGCTTAATCGTTGATTGAGCGTTCGGTGGTGTTCTTAAATTCACAATTTCGCCTTGAATGTCACCGGTAGCTAATATCCCAAGCTTATCCATAACGGTGCCAATTGTGGTTTCACCCCTGATTATCTTAGGCGAAGATTTGCGCATCGCTCGACCATATTTTGACCTATTGTCACGAATAGCATTGTCTAAAAATGGCCTCTCAGGAATCAATTCAGATAGCCCACTCCCACCGCCGACCAAGTTTACTTTTTCAGATGTCCCGTAATTATTGAAAACCGCTCGCATGACAATATCATTGTCAACACTAGAGGGAAAACCAACTTTTACTTTGTTATGCCCAAGCAATTTAGTTGGAAGATTAATCTTACGAGAAACTCTTTTAGTTTTGAGATTTGGCATTTAAACACAGACCACCGAGGCAACATTTTTCCTTAAAAGCTTATAATAACGCTCCCCATATGGAGTTTCTAAATATGCTTTCCCAGAATCGCCGCGATTACTACCAGCGCGAACAGTTGCAGCACGATCCGAAAGCCTAACAAATGCGTCACGGTCTTTTAGCTCGGTAACTGCTCCAAGTGTTGGACCATTAGCAGGCCTGCCATCTATTGTGGCCTGTGAGCGGCCTGGCTCCCCCTCGATGGCCAGGTTATGTGCGGCTAATAAAATTTGACCAAGCGCTCGATCTTTCTCCAGCCAATTTGCGCCCACCGCCGAAATTGCCTCATCTAAAATCTCTGAAACAAGGGCATCATTAACAATTGAAAACTCTGGGAACCGAGCTTTAAACTTACCGACGGTGGGCGCAATGTAGGTCACTTATTAACCTTCTTTACATTCAATGATTCCAGCTTTACACCAGGCATCAAAAACCTGATGGCCTTGATACTTGGCTAAATCGTCAACTTTTACCTTTTTGCCTGCAGGCACGATAATGCCAGTATGCAAGGTTAAATCAACGCTGTGATTATTGGTGATAACGCTAGCGCCTTCCAAAACCTCAACCTCTTCTTCATCAACACCAGGGTCTTGATTTTGGCTTTTGTCAGCATCCCCAGCACCTTCGCTGCCAGCCTCACTATTATCTTTGGTTTCAACGTTGGCATCGCTGCCGGCAGTTTGTTCAGGCTCACCGCCTTCACCAGCATCTTGCTCGCCTTGTTGATTTTCAGCATCAGCCTCTTTTTGTTCGCGGGCGGCCTTAGCTGCAGCCCGCTTTTCTTCTCGCTTACTCATAAAATTATCTCCGGTTATATACCATCAGTGTAACGAACTTCATTTGGATATCGAATATCCAAACCACCAAGACGAAAAACGCCTGGAACCTCAAAATAGGTCGAGCTTTTTTGGAATACTTTCAAGAATCGATGAGGCATTGGTATATGTAACCGTAAAACCTCAGGGTTTCTGCGATAAGTAACCATTCTTTGAGTGCCGCCAGCGCCAGAATCCCGCAATTCACGAAGAGCACGGATAGTTAGCGGCTGTCCAGTCATTGCAGTGTAAGTGTTATTTTCTCGCAAGAATTGCAAAATGGTCATGTTGGTGTCTGGAAGACGAGTGGTAGCCAAGTAATTCAATCGCTCATAGGACAAAAGCAAAGTATCAGCATAGCTAACAAAGTTGGTGCCTCCAGCTTGACTAATCAAAGCGTCATTTATATCTGCCAAGATTTGGTCTTCATTGGTAGCCGCCGCAGTCCAATTACCAGTTATGGCCGACGCAACAGCAACATTGGTATTGTTCAACAAGCCTTGAAAACCTTTTGCCGCGTCACCCATGAAAGAGACTCGATCAACCATTTCTTCATAAGCACGCCGCGCGGCCTTGGCATCGTCAGCCTGAAGGTTTTGACCAAGCATGCGCGCGTGTTCTAACTCTTCAAAGCCATAACCGTACCCGATACCAGCCATATAAACGTTGGTCTCGAATTTAGATTTTTCAGTGCCGGCCATTGGCACGTCGTCGGAATTTCCATTAATCCAATCAGCTTTACCAAACTTATCGCTTGAAAAGTATGTGACGGATTTAGCAAAATCACTAGCAGATGTATCCACCGGAATTAAGTTTTTATATTGAATCGCGGCATACTTAACCTCATTAACCGCAGTTTCAATGTGAGAGGTTTGCGACAATAAAAAGCCAAGATTAGCTTGTGCATCGCCTGTAGTAATGTCTGGCATTTTTATGCTCCTATTAAGTTAAACGAACGCGAGCAACTTCACCAGCTGCAGCGTCAGAGTCAAATTTTGCACCAGCAACAACAAACTGTTCGCCACTAATGATAGTTTGACCCATAAAGTTACCGTTGACTGGGTCCATCTGAACGCCTTGGCCATGGGAGACCGCCGTTGAAACTGTTACGAAAACGACTCCTTGAGTCATTACTCGAACATTATCACCGGAAGCAAAAACATTTTCATGATTTGCATCTAAAGAACGCTCACGAACAGAGATACCAAGCAACTCAGTATCGCCCGCAGCAATTTCTCGAACTGTTCTATCAGCAGAACCAAAAACAACAGCACGCCCAAGACCAACTTCACCGTCAGCCACTTTCGAAATCAAGTTTTTGAGTTCAGTGTTTACAATGTGACCGGCTCGGCCTACGTCAAGAGTTTCTTTATATTCAGTTTGAATGGGTGGCATTATTGCACTCCCGCTGTTTTCCAGCTGTCGGTTAGTTCTTTTTCATACGCGGCTTGGCCGTTATCTTTAACGATTCCATCCTCGGCACTTTTTCGATTTTTAAAAGCATCGCTCACGCTGTCGCCTCCGTTTTCGTTGCCCATATCCTCGCACAATATTTCAAAGCGCGCATCTATGTAAGATTGCGGCTTATCGCCAACTTTATCGGCGCCGATTGCGGCAATAACAGCAGTTTTGCGAATTTCATTGTTGTCCATGCCGGAAAAATCAGCATCTTTAGCAATTTTGCTGGCATTGGAAACCAAATCTGATCGCTCAGCAACAAGCACATCAATAGCGGAAGCATCAAGTTGTGCTTTTTCAAGCTTGTCTATTTTTGCATCTTTGGCGGCAAGCTCTTTGTCTTTTTCGTCTAATGCGGTTTTGTGATCTTGCGTCATAGTTTCAATCTGAGTCGCAAGGGCGGTTTTATCGGTTATTAATTTAGTGATTGCTTGAGCACCCTGGTCAGTTGTTTCAACCGATAGCCCATCAACAGTCACTTTTCTTAAGTTATCTGGCACTTTCGTTACCTCGTTGTCAATAATTAGCGGGCTAACGCCCCATTTAACCGCACTGTCTCCAATACGGCACTCATGCCCCGCGCGGCCTCGCTGTACGATAGCCACATGGTTCATTTTGATTTTGGTTTGCATTGCGTCATAAGGCTCACCATCAGGAGTCACCCCATCACCAAAAACCAAATCCATAGAATAACCATTTGAGAGCTCGCGCTTACCGCTTTTAACTTCAGCGATCGCGGAGGCATCCATTAACATAATGGGTATTTGCATTTTTTCACCATTCCGCAAAACCTCATTTCCAACACTACCAACGGCAACATCCTTCCATGTTGCTGGGGTTACTGGGTCTTTTGGATGGTCGTTTGTTATTGGCTTTCCGGCAATAGTTCTAAGACTATCAGTTGAAAAAACCTCTTGTTCTGGACGGTAAACTCTTACAATATCCATCTCTGGACGGCCTACTTCGTCACCTCGATAAAGCTGTATTCCAGTTCGAGCGCAATTTACATGCCCAACTAAATAGCCTTCATCGGTAACTTTCATTCCTGTTAGTTTGGTGTCTTCAATAAAATTAATAGGCATTTGATAATCTCGAGGGATTTTTTGTGAAAATCATTTTAAAAGCATGTCTTATCTTAAAACTCGACTATTGCGCGCGCTGTGCATCGACATCTGATTGGTTTTCCTGGCTGCAAGCCTCCCTCGGCGCCGGTTGGCTCCCCCCATTTATACTTGGCTCCATTAATTGCCCTATGTCTTGACCTAACCCTTTCATCTGCCGAGGTTTGCCAAATGTACTCTTTAACACCAGCTTGTTCCTGTCTAACTCTATTCAAGTCACTGTTCAACTTGTTTGTTTGGTCTTCTGCTATCAGCTTTGCTCGCCTAACTGATATTTCAAACCTATCAGCCAATTCATTTGCAACTTTTTTAAATGAACGACCATCTAATTTCGCATCAAAAACAATGCGACGAATGTCTTTAATCGCATCATTCTTTAAGGATTTTATCAGATTTGCATTACGGCTATTTGCATCAAGCAAATATTCAATCAAATCTTCATCCCTTACCACCGCACGTAAATCTATTTTTAGCGAAGACTGCGCAGCACGCAAAAAAGCTTTAGTGTGCCTGGCAGACTCGTTCGCCAAAATCTGAGATGCAATTGTCGCGGTTTCCCGCTCTAAATCATCACCAATAGATTCAATCGCATTAAACCATTCATCAGCATCATTAGTCAAAGAATTATAATTTGTGATATTTCGATGGTTTTTAAAAGATGGTAAGACAGTTTGCTTATAAGCTGCCGCCAACCCTCTCAACATTCGATTTAATGCAGCGCGATATTGGTTCTTGCTGGCCA